ATAGCACGTCCCTGAACAAGTTCATCTTTTCAAATTCTTCAGTCGGTCTTTCAAACGTCATCGTTTCGGCGACGGCCCCCCCTACCTCCGCACTTTCGGGCGTGTTTTGGGGGTTCGATCCGGTGAATTACTCATCGGCCACCTCATCGAACCTCATATACAACGCAGTCTCTGGAGTCGTCACGCCAGACTTTACCCTTCAGGAGGCTGGCTGGTTTCAAACGGCCGGACTCCCAATTGATCCATACACGGGCCTATACTTAAGTCTCAACCAGACTATTTCCTTCTCGGGTCTTTCGTTTATGAACTTTAGCGGGACGACCGCCCTCGGTTCCTATTGGACATCGAACGGTCTGCTCTCCATCACATATAAAGTGAGTGCGGGTGGGGGCATCCAGTTCCTCTCACCGGGATATTACACGATCCGCGCCGGGTTCAATGTCGATCCGGGCGCGTCTATCCAGTCCATGGCGTACGCGACTTCCACGAGCGCCACAGCACCGTTGACGCCCTCCTTCAGCTACGTTGTTGATTGTGTCGTCTCACCGGACCCTTCCACCCCCCTCGTGATTCCCTTCATCGTCACAGATGCGACCCTTTACTATTACTTTTATGCAACGACGAACGGTTCCCAGATCCTTCCCGGGACGTACTTCACAGTGAGCCGGGCGAACGACATTTACCAGTTTTCCAGCAATATCGCGCTGTCCGGAACCTCCCTCGCGACCCTGCCCTTCTATGGCAACACAAACCCGTCGAACAGTACCATCGCACTGAATCCCGACTCGACCCTCAATTTCACCGTCAATGGCGAGTACCTCATCACCGGAACGCTAAGTCTCAATGATCCGTCATACATCTCGAACGTCGTTGTGGGGGAGGGCTCAAACGTCGTGTACGACTACGACCTGTCGCTCCAGGGTCGCAACCCCACCTACGCCTTTTCGATCCCGGTCGTCGCGGACAATACGCGGAATTACTACATAAAAGTCTCGACGACCGGCTCCCTCTCCAATATACTCTCAAACTCTTTCCTGGCCGTCAATCAAATCGGAGTTCTTGCGGACACGGCCCCGAGCTTTATTCTCCCCTACAACGGCGTCCTCCTCCAGACAACCTCGAACCTTCTCACGACCCCCCTGCAACTCAAAAGCCCGTACTTTAGTTCAAACACGAACCCGACGGCAATGATAAATGTGAATTCGAGCGGGAACCTTACGTTTTCGAACGCCATTTCATACATGGTGACTGGCGTCTTCTACACGTCAAACGCCGTCACGAATGTCTCGGTCGCGAGCTCGGATTCGGCGTTCATTCCACAAGTGTACCCGCTCGCTCTCGGCCTGGCCCCACCATACACCGTCTCAATTCCGTTCGTAGTTGCGAACACCGCAGCGACGTATTCCATTTCACTTGGAATAAATGGCGCAACCGCGAACGTCCTCGATAGAACGTACGTTTCGGTCGTCCCCCTCGCGTCGAACCTCTACTCTCCGACCACGACGACCATTTTCAACTACTACGACTCTGTCGGCACCTACATCATCGCGAATGCCGACCTAAAGATTGGAGGCCAGACTATCCAGAGCATCACGGGCGAATACATAGAGATCTGGAACGAGCTGAACGTTCCATACGAGAACCAGCCGGGTCTGCAGCTCATGACGGGCAAGTACGACACCGGAACGTCCGTCCCACCCCCGGGTCGCACATACTACGTGAACTTGCCGTACTATTTCTACGGAAACCCCGAGCTGTCTATTCCAATCACGGCGCTCGGTCGACAAGACATCGAGATCTGGGTGACCTTTAGGAACTTTTCGGAACTCACGGACATTGTCTTGGAGAATCCGAGCCTGACGGCGACAATCATCACGGAGTACGTCTACCTGGCCAACCCCGAGATTGACTGGTTCCAGAATCACCGACTCGATTACGTCATGACGCAGACACAGTACCAGGAGTTTGACTTGATCCAGGGGTTCAAGACTGCAGTGTTCGAACTGAACTTTAAGGGACCGGTCAAGGAGCTCTTTTTCGTCATTCAGCCAGACGGGAACTTGCCGTACGATTATTCGAACAATGGACTCCAGAGCATGGGCATGACGTTCAACGGCGAGGACGCCTTTTTGACGTCGTGCACCGACGCAACCTACCTCGGCGCCATCGAGCCATTCAAACACCACATCAACTTCTTTTCGAGCCCTCCGGGTTCCACCGTTCCTGGAAGGCAGTTCTTCATGTACTGCTTCTCGACCAACCCCTACGGCACAACCTCCTCCGGTCAGATTAACTTTAGCAGAATCCGCGACGTCTTCGCGACGCTCAACATCTCAGCAACCTTTTCCCCTCCAAAGCAGTTCAGGGTCGTGGCCATGTCACAGAATGTCCTGCGGGTCGAGAACGGAATTGCCGGTCTGATGTTTGATTGATCCCAGGCCGATGCGTTTTGGGAAACCCAAATATTTTCCCAGGCCATAGTAAAGATGTCCCGGGTCTGCCCCAAGTGCGGTAAGGACTTCAGTACGAATCCCTACTGGTCGACCGACCTCCCACGCCACCTGGCCCGCAAGAACCCCTGTGACCGACCGGCCGACTGGAAGTTCGTCCGATCAGATCCAGGCGAGGTCGCCCCTCCCCCGCGAGCTCCATTGAGATGTCTGGACTCGGTCGAGTGGGTGGAGCCAGTTCCACCCAAGCCAGACCTCCCAATGAGGCTCGTGGCGCCTTGGTTCTTCAAGCAAATCGTGAAGGACCCGGCGAACGTCTGCTTCGTCAGGCCGAACCGCTCCAAGAATGAAGTTTGGGTCAAGGAGACCAAGGATGCCCCGGTACGCATAGTCCGTCTCGATGAGTTCATCAGGCTCTTTGTAAACCTGGTCATGCGTAAGCACTTCCTCAGAGACTATGATGGGTTCGGGACGTACGACACGTGGCTTTTCGGGGAGAATTTCATCAACCTCGACGAAGAGTGGGACGGCTCTTTCCCAGACGAGAAGCCCGAGTTCATGTTCGGTATGCGTGACGTCCTCACCGAGGTCCTCAGTACGTGGCCAGGGAAGACCCCTCTCAAGAATATGCTTCTGAATTTCGTTTAAAAAGATGGTGAGCTTATCACAGAAGATGGACGACTTTCTGGCTCAAAGACGATCATCCGAACTCGTCAGTTCCAAGCAATTCATGATTGAGTACTTTGACTGGTGCAAATCCAATGATCGTCCCAGGACACCAGTCACACAGGAGGTCCTCGAGGGTGTGGGCCCTGGGAGGATTGTTGGCATTCCCAAAAAGGAGTAAAGGTTTAAAAATTTCCATGAAAGTATAAAATGTAGTCTTACCCCCTAATTATAGATTAGTATATATAGGGAGTAGGGTCTGGACACATTACGCGTTTTGGGAAACCCAAATATTTTCCCAGGCCATGGTAGATGCCTTCCTACATCTACCTCGTGAAGATGGCCGATAGTGTATACAAGGTGGGACGGACTGACCAGGAGTTTGGACCGAACCTCCGGCGACTCCAGTCGTACCCCAAAGACTCGACCGTAGTCTACACCAGGACGTGCGAACATGATGTGGTCATCGCAGAAGGGCATATCGTCCAGGCGTTCAGGGAGGCTTTCGGAAAGCACCCGAGAGGCAATGAATACTTTGTTGGCTCCGAGCCCGAGATGGTTCGCCTCATAAACTCCAAAATTGATGGGTTCCACAGCGTGGACGTTCGGTGGCTTGCATTCTCCCCAGTCGTCGGGGAAAACGACGAGGAGACTTTAAGAAGGCTCGTCGACCAGCCACTCGACAGTTTGGGTCGGCCGATGACTATGGCGAGCCTCGTCTTTCATGCAATGAACATGTACTTCATGCACGATATGATCACCAGAAAGAACGTGGGAATCGTGAAAGTCAGTAAATCGGAAGGCCGTCTCATCGTGGAGATTTTCGAAGTTTTCAGGGAGTATCGAGGAAGGCGATACGGTATAGAGATTGCCAAAAAGCTCACGGAGCTCGCTCATAGATACTATCCTGAATGCATTAGAGGCCTCTGTGTGAGAGGAAGCGGAGGAGGGTTTTGGGACGAGGCCCTGGGAAATTCCGTGGCGCGCCTCGACCGGAGGGATGCTGGCCAAGCGCCCCCGGACCTCCCAAAATCTCTAAGTCCCTAGTAGTATGGCCGGACGGGCGAGTCTGTCGTTCCTCGGCCAGGAGGACATTTCTTTGAGCGGCGACCCACAGGTGACGTACTTTGTGGAGAGATATGCAGGGCAGACGCTCTTCGCCCAGCGGGTCGACAAGGTGATATTTGACGAACAGGATGTGAGCTTTGGGACCGAGAACCACAGGATCCTGCCCCGGTCCGGGGACCTCATTACCAACATGTACCTGTACGTGGAATTCCCGACCCTGCCGCCAGGCGTGGGCGTGCTGGACTCGGTCGGGACGCTCATGTTCAAGTATGTCGAGATCTATTTAGGAACAGAATTGATCGAACGGCTCTACGCCGAACACATCGAGATGAAGTACGACCTGGAGGTTTCAAAGGGTATGCAACCCGGACTCTCGTACCTTGTCGGAAAGAACCTCCAGTTTTCGACAAACCCCAACGCGTCCTACAACATCCCCCTTCCCTTCTCGACGTTCAGGCGAGGGCTGAGCACGCACGACAAACCCATCACCTTCAGGATCGTCTGGAACGACTCAACCTTCTTCACGACCCCCGCATACTCCATCCCAGGGATAGTCAATTCATACCTGAACATCGAATACACCTACCTTCCAGACAAGGAAAGGGAGGTGATACAGGGCCCGGCAAGGAATCGACAGCTCTTCGAACAGGTCCAGCGCATGGACTTTTTCGCACCTCAGGGGTCTGTGAACGTCCAGTGTCTTCTCAACTTTGTCAATCCGGTCAAAGAGCTCTTCGTCGTGATCCAAAACGACTCGGCGCTCGGCTACGACTATAGCAACACCGCCACGAACACGAGCACGACCATCGGGACTGGCGATTCATTGAAGAATTTACAACTGGATTTCAATGGAGTCTCGCGGGTCGAACCCTTCGTGGGGACGGCACAACTCCTGCGAGTCATTCAGGCCATGGAGTTTCACACACGGGTCCCGGACCGACTGTTCTACATGTACTCATTTAGTCTGGATCCAGAGAGTGAAAGTCCATGCGGGTCCGTCAACCTGTCACGAATTAAGAATCAAAATTTGTACCTGGCATTGAACCCTAGCCCGGCCAATGTGAACATCAGGGTCTACGTGACGTCCTACAACTTCATGGAGGGGACCAAGGTGGTTTTCAGTAATTTCAAGTAGTTAGAGAATCGATGCAATTTTAGATTAGAATTGAAAATGAAGACAGGGGAGGGTGAGATGGACACGAGCGCACTCGAACAGAGTGCGATCGAACTCTTCTTGCCCGTCATGGAATCTGCGACGGTTCTGGCCGCACACTATTCTCAGGCGTGCGGACGGGACTGCGTGGTCGCAAAGGATATGCGATATGGGATGATGTATGCGGCCAGGAACGTGGCCGGCAGACACGTGGGGTCTCTGTACCCCGAGGTTTACAACGACTCCGGAACGGAGTCGGAGGGCGACCAGGACTCCGGAACGGAGTCCGACCAGGACGAAGAGGACGAGGACGACGAGGAAGAGGAGGACGAGGACGAAGAGGAAGAGGACGACCCGGAGTGGACCGAGTACGAAGGCACAGAGGACGACATGGCAACCAAGATGAACGAGTGTGCCAGGACGTGGGCCGACTGGGTCCCAGCAAACCCCACTGAGGCTGCGTTAAAGTCTGCAGTTGACTCTATTGGAGGAGAGTAGGCAGGCCGATGAGCTTTGTGAAATTTACAGTCTTTGAGGATGGATCAGACGATGATGAGAGGGGAAGGATTCAATTTTCAAACATAATTGAGGAGGAGGAATACGAAGAGGAGCCTGAGGCCTTCCAGGGGTTCCAGAAGGGGTTCAGCGAAGAGGCTGAAACCCCTGACCCGGCGCCCCGACCATGGGACCCCTCAGAACAGGCGCTTGGGGCGCTTTTGGACCAAATGTCTTGTACAGAAAGATGAGAGCCAACAAAACCAAAACAATCAGCCACCAGTGAAAGATCCTTTTCGGTTCTTCCTTTGGGGGTTTAGGAACCATGGTCATCGCCTGGACGATCCGGCGAATCTGGGTGTCCTCGAGGGGGGGAGGGGGTGGGAGGGTCGGCTCTGGGTCAGGGGTCAGGTGCAGGCGCAAGACGAATGAGTTTGTGTTCCACCCCTGGAAGTCCAGGAGGCTTCCTTGGCGATCGACCCACCGGACGGTCAGGCGTTGCAGGGAATTGATGGGTTCTGGGTAATCGACGCCGATGCGGTAGTCCTTGTTCTCGGCGAAATTCTTGATGCAGGCCGAGCCGACATCCATTGCGATGGGGGCGAAAGCCCTGTTGGCGTTCGAGCCGCTGATGGTGCCGGTCGTCCCCTGGAGAGAGCCCGTGTCCACGTTAAAGGGACTCCTGAGCTCATCGATGTCAAGGTAGACGATTTCATTGAGGGAGAGATCCACGAGGGTCGAGGACCTGAGGATGTATTGTCCGGCGTACCCTGGGTCTGTGGGACCGGCGAGGGCGCTGGTGAGGGTCGTGTTGTATGCAATCCCAAGCATGGTGGCCAGCTCCTGGGAGTTAATTTTGATTGTAAATTGAGTAGCCCCTGAAAAAATGAAGTGACCCTCTTCTGGAAGATAAGTGAGGGTGGTGATGGTCTGGAGGGCCGAGATGTCCTGGGCCAAACTGTAGACTGAGTAAAACCCTGGATTCATGGAGACGTTGGAGGTGTTTACGGTCAGGACGTTCGAGCCGATCACTAAATTGTAGACAGTATTTGGCACTCTGGCCGAGACCAACTCGACTCGCTCGATGTTCTTGATCGGCTGAGTCAGGTGGAGGACGTATGAATTTCCGGACGGGTAAAGAGTCGCGTCCCTGTTTGCCGAATCTGCAAAGATGAGGCGGGTCGGAGATGTCGGGGTGAAGTTCATTCTAATTTAGGTTGGGAATTTAAGAAGCGGTGTTGGACTCGCGGGGACTGGCCGGTCATAAAGGAAACTTTGTTATATAAAGTATGAATCTTGTGTATTTTGTTGTGGGAGCGGACCCCAAATACAGTAAACTTACGGAATACTGTATCAACACGATTCGTTGTTATCCAGAGAATGACAAGTATGACATTATTGTCATGTGCGACGCAGAGTACGCTTGCAATCTCATGGGCATTCCGGTCAGGATTCACATCACGCCGCCAAACATGACGGCTATGCAAACGTCCATGCGCAAGACTGAAATTTTCAGTGTACCAGGAATAGAAAAATACGATAAAATTCTATATCTAGACTCTGATATCGTCGTGAGTGGAGCGCTTG